CGGGCATGGAACAAGTTGGGAAGATAAAAATTCACAAAATCCATTTGGAGATTTTGAAAAGGAGTTAATGAAATTATGACAATACCAAAATACTTTAGAAACATAGGAGAAAAGAACATTGTTAGTTATGACTATTACGATATTGGAGAAGGCACAGGGATTAAATCCTTCTACGCTGGGGATGTATTAGATGACTATATTCTTTCCTCTCAAGTTTTCTACGGGGATGTAGGCAGAACAATTATAACAAGTGGAAACGTAGATATTGATTTTGATTTGACCGCTTTCAATACTCCAAAGACAATAAAAGGGACCGTATTAATAAACTTCGGTATGTCGAGAGAAAGGGACGGAACGGCAGGAAGTTCTTTAATGGCGTATACAGCGACGATATATATTCGACACGTAAGGGGGGCAACTGAAACAGAATTAGGAAACGAGGCAGTAACAGTATCGGGACAAATGGGGGCGAGCGCCCATAGTGTTAAACTTCACGCCTTCCAAATAGCAATCCCTCAAACACATTTTAAAAAAGGAGACATCTTAAGAGTTAGTGCAATAATCTCAACCACTTCGGAATTTGGACAGGTTATTTTCGCTCACGACCCAAAGTCAAGAACTTTCACAGATTTCGCAGATTCCAGTCAATTTAAAATAGACGTTCCATTCAAATTAGACTTATAACATGGGAGAAAATCAAATATCATCAATGATTGCGGGAAACCAAGAGAATGAACTCGAGGATTATTCAGTAGATTCGGAAGACTTAGATTCTCCGCAAAACACTAAAGAGACGGAATTCCAAAACAACGAATGGAAAGACCAATTAAAATATTATCTAAAAACAACAGACATCCAAGAAGTCATTAACGCAAGGGCACGTTGGACAATAGGTAAGGGATTCAAAGCAGACCCACAAACGACTTTCATTTGTGATACGATTAAAGGAAATGGGACAGATACATTCAACACAATTCTCGAGAACATGGTTAGAGTATATCACATCGGGGGAGATTCCTACGCTGAAATAGTCCGAAGTGAAAAAGGAAATCTAATAAATCTAAAACCTCTTAATCAGGGGAGAATCAAAATCATAGCAAACAGGCAGGGAATTATCACAAGATACGAAGACACATATAAAGGAGTAACGACAAAATACAAACCCGAGAAAATATTCCACCTAACAAGAAACAGAATCGGGGACGAGATACACGGACGTTCTATGATTGACGTTTTAGTGAATTTAATTTTAGCGAAGAATGAAGCATTAACAGATTACAAAAAGGTTATGCATAGATTCGTAATGCCACAATGGAAATTCAAATTAAAAACTGATGACCCGGCGGAAATTGCAGCGTATAAGAAAAAGATGGATGCGGCAACAGCCGCAGGGGACAATATCTATGAACCTTTCGACGTTTCGGAATCCGAATTATTATCAGTTGCACCTAACGCAACTCTAAACCCTCTTGCATGGATTCAATACTTAGATGCGGCGTTCTACAAGGCGGCAGGGGTTCCTCAATTCATCGTAGGAGGGGGGACAGGATTCACGGAAGCATCGGAGAAAATCGCCTATTTAGCATGGCAACAAACCATCGAGGAAGACCAATTATTCATAGAGGAAGAAGTAGGGCAACAGTTAGGATTAAGTATTGAGTTGGAGTTCCCAGCATCCTTAGATAATGAATTAATATCGGATAAGAAAAAGGACGGGGCACAGAACATCGACCAATCGGAAATGGACCCGGGGAGTGAGAACGCATGATAGAGTCTGAAATAGTCAGTTTAATTGGGACCTTAGGTTTTCCTATATTCTTATGTTTATGGTTCATGATTAGAACGGAAAAAGTAATTAACAACAATACGGAAGTGATGAGGGAGGTTATTAAAAAATTATAATGGTAAAGAAAAAGGAAGATAGAACAGACCCAACGAGGAAATCAGCCCAGAAACCAGCATTAGGACAGGGAAGCGGAAGACCTAAAGACAAATTCAAATTCCAAAGCACGGGAAGCCCTAAGAGGACTGTTGAAGGCGGAGGGGGACAGAATCTCTCAGCATCGGAATACAAACAAAAGAAAAGGGAAGCAGAGGTAGAGGTAGCAACAGGGAGACCTTTCGGGGAGACACCAGAGGAAACTCGGAAAAAAGAGATTACTGAAACCGCACAAAGAAGTTTTGATATAGGTGAGGAGAAAGAAAGATTAGAAATTGGAAAAGGAGAATTTGCACAGAAATTTGCACCACCAATAATCATAGAAGGCACAGGAATCACGAAAGAAGAAAAAGAACAGAATTTTGCATCAAAGGCATTAGATATAATTGCAGCACCACTATCACAACCGAGTGCAACATTAAGGGAAGGACTCAGCGGAGGAGCTGCGGAGGTCAAAGAATCGAGAGAAAGAATCGAAGAAGGAGGCACAACCGAAGGAGGAAGTGTTATATTGACCTCTGTCATATCGACGGGGGTAGCAGTCGGAGCACTACTAACAGGGATAGGGGGAGCACTTGCACTCACAGGGAATTTGTTAGGTGCTGCAAGTTATGCAGGAGTCGGACTCTCGACTTTATATGGAATTGATAAGGTCTTTTATAACCCCGGAGAATTAGCAAACTGGGCAGCCGTGGATAATGTTGTCTCTGCATTAGGGTTCCAGTCAAAGGAAATAACAAAAGGGGTAGTAGCAAACAGTATATCTAAAGAAGACGCACAGGAATCATTTGAGCAAATGTTGAATAATGTTGATGACATGAGAGCCTATGTAAGAACACAAACAGCGAGGAATCCTAAGATGTATGCTTCGGGTAAAATATTCATGGAAGCAATCAACACGGGAGAAAATGGAATCCTTCAACAATACAATCTCTTAAAAGGATAAATTTATAAAGTAGTGTGTCATAGAATATTGATGTCCGATGAACAAACAAATACGCCTGACACGAAGGGAACACAAAATAATCTTGATACTCCGAATGTTGAAGAACCTCAGCCGATTTCTCCGATTATTGATAGGGCGGAAGCTGCAAATAAAGAAAAGGCATCTCTATTAGAACGTGATGAAAAATTAACTGAACGTAAAGAAAAACTCCACGCATTACAGATGATTGGGGGGAACACTACCGCAGGACAAGCGCCTGACAAACCAAAGGTAGAAACCGCAGAAGAAAAGGCGGCACGTTTTGAATCAGGAAATTTAGACATCTTGGAGGAGAAATGAAAAAACTATTAACACAGGAAATTGAGAATTCCAAGAACGCAATTAAGAGTTTATCAGAAACCCAAGAAAAGTGCGAAAAAGGAATCACATTGCAAAAAATGTTACTTGAAAAATTCAAAGAAGAATTAAGGAAGTTCTAATGGAACTATATGTTGGAGTTGTGGGAACGGTTCCAAGCGTCAATCAATGGGAAACAGAACTAAGGGCGGTTAAACTCCCATTCAGAGCAAAGAGAGGAGAGGATGATTATTTTTTTAAATTAGGTGTTGCAGAAATGAAACTCTATAAGCTATTCTTCCCGGAAGACCAACTCGATACTATTATGAATGTTGTAGGTGTAGGGAAAGATAAAACCCATGTTCTAAAAAATCACCCTATTCTTGACAAGATAACTACAATAGTGAGGAAAACCTTAGGATTGAAAAAAGCCCCAACTCCTACCTCTCCTGTTGGACACATGCAACCTTGCGTAGGGAAGTCTGTCGGTGTTGTCCCCATAGGATACAGGGCAGACAACTTCGATAAAGAAGGAATCGAACTACTTTAACGGTTTATTAATGCCACAAGTGGGATATTACAAGTCTTGACCATTTCCAAAAGATTTAAATAGTTCGCACAACCCATTATATTATGACAAATGAAGCAGTCCCAGTTGAAGGACCTTATGAGATTCACGATTTTACCGTTTCTGACGCTGTCGCTATCCCTCAATATACTCTTATGCAATTAACAGACCCTCGGACTGCGTCCGCATCAAGTGCAGATTCACAAGTATGGGCTGGTATAATTATGAGAGAAAAGGAAGCCAATAGTGGTCAAACTGAAATGGGTTTATGCACTAATGGAGGAATATTTGTATTAACTGCTGGTTCTGATGGAATAGGTATAGGGGAGTTAGTAAGTCTTTCGGGAACTAATGTTATCAAAACAGCAACAGAGGCGGAAGTCGTAACTGGGGATGTTATTGGTAAGGCATTAGAAGCAATAGCAGCGAATACGACTGGCGAAGTTAAAATAGGAGCAATTTAAGATGGAAGACGAAGAAGAAAATAAAGAGAAAGAGGACGGAGAGTAATGGCAGATACAGCGGGCCAAGTAGATGTAAGAGGCGAAAATATTTCTTCAATAGTTACGGTATGGGCACAAAAGAAATTCAAACTTAAACCACTATTGAAATCAGTTAGTTCTAATAAATTAACAGAAACATATTTTAAAGAAGACCCTACAATTCTAACAGCGAAGGGAACTCGAAACATAAAGGGACTTGGAGCACTATCGGAATTTCCATCGATAGAGAGGTCGTGGACTAAGGTAAGTTCGGACCATGTAAAATACGGAGCAGAAAGTCTT